TGACAAAGAATTGCTCGCTGCTCTTGTCAGTTATCGTAGTGAAGTTGAGAGAACCTTCCTTGTGAAGTACGGTAGAGAACCTACGAAACAGGATAGATCTCAACATTGGGACACTAAACCACCCATCCCACGCTACATCGGTGAATGTTTCTTAAAGATTGCAAATCATTTGTCCTTTAAGCCAAACTTTGTCAATTACATGTTTAAGGAGGACATGATCTCTGACGGTATTGAGAACTGTGTCCAATACATACATAATTTTAACCCAGAGAAATCCCAGAATCCTTTTGCGTATTTCACTCAGATTATTCATTACGCTTTTCTGCGTCGTATTCAGCGAGAGAAAAGACAACTAGAAATCAAAAACAAAATTATTGAGAGATCTGGTTATAGCGAAGTGTTTGATGATAACAACACCCTTGACGGATCTAACTACTCCGAGTACAATAGCATCAAAGATGCAGTGCATTCCAAACTTCGTAATTGATGAAAGTTGCAATTATTACCGATCAACACTTTGGTGCTCGCAAAAACTCCAAGTTATTTCACGACTACTTCCTAAAGTTCTACAATGATGTCTTCTTCCCCTATCTGGAGGAGAATGGCATCTCTGTAGTTGTTGATATGGGTGATACTTTTGATAGTAGGAAAGGTATTGACTTTTCTGCACTATCATGGGCAAAGGATAATTACTACGATAAACTAAGTGACATGGGTGTCACTGTTCATACTATCGTTGGTAATCACACGGCATACTACAAAAACACAAACGATGTCAATGCTGTTGACCTTCTGCTTCGTGAGTATGACAACGTAACTGTATATTCAGAAGCAACAGAGGTCAATCTGGATGGACTGAAAACACTGTTTATTCCGTGGATCAATCAGGAAAATGAAAAGACTACTTATCAACTTATTCAAAAGACAACTTGCAAGGTCGCGATGGGGCACCTTGAGCTCAACGGATTTAGAGTTAATAAACAAGTCGTCATGGATCATGGTCATGAGAGCGAGTTATATTCAAAGTTCTCCAAGGTCTTCAGCGGTCACTACCACACTAGATCGAATGATGGACGGGTCTTCTACTTGGGAAATCCGTATGAGATGTTCTGGACAGATGTCGGTGATCGGAGAGGATTCACCATCTTTGATACAGAAACTCAAGAACATTTTCATATAGATAATCCTTACAAACTGTTCTACAACATCTACTATGAAGACACGGATCATCAAACATTTGATGCTCGTGAGTATGAGAATAAGATTGTAAAAGTTATTGTTAGAAAGAAAACCGATATCAAAAAGTTTGAGAAATTTATTGATAAACTTTATGCAGTAGGAATTGCAGAGTTAAAGGTTACAGAGAATTTTGATTTTGCTGGATGGTATGGTGATGATGATTTTGATCCTTTAGAATCTGAAGACACAATCTCCATTCTAAACAGGTATATCGAAGAAGCAGAAGTGTCTCTTGATAAATCTCTCGTCAAAAAAATAATGCAGGAAGTTTACCAAGAAGCTTGTGAGTTGATCTGATGTATATCCTAACTATCTACGGAAAAGAAACTGAAGGAGCATACTCTGTATCAGATGATGAGGGAGAAGACATCCTATATCTCTTTGAGGATGAGGACGATGCTACAAGATATGCTATGATGCTAGAAGATGATGGAGCACCAGAAATGCACATCATCGAAGTTGAAGATGAAATTATGATAAAGACTTGTGAGATCCATGACTACAAGTACAGTATCATTACAAAACATGACGTTGTAATTCCGCCCAAAGAAGAAGAACATGATTTTATTTGAGACAGTTCGTTGGAAAAATTTTCTTTCTACTGGAAACCAATATACTGAAATTGATTTCACTAAGCATCATACAAATTTAATCATCGGAACAAATGGTGCAGGTAAGAGCACAGTGTTGGATGCTCTCTGCTTTTCTTTGTTTGGAAAACCATTTCGTAAAATCAACAAACCTCAGTTGATCAACTCTACAAACGAAAAGGATTGTAAGGTAGAAGTTTGTCTCTCTGTTAATAACACGGATTGGAAAATTGTCCGTGGTATTAAACCAAATGTATTTGAGATCTGGAGAAACGGTTCTTTGATGGACCAGTTTGCCTCAGCCATCGATCAGCAGAAATGGTTGGAGCAGAACGTCATCAAAATGAACTACAAGTCATTTACTCAGATTGTTATTCTAGGTTCTGCTGGGTTTACTCCTTTTATGCAGTTGACCACAAACAATCGCAGAGAGGTCATTGAGGATCTCCTTGATATCAAGATTTTCTCTACGATGAATAATCTGCTCAAAGAGAAACTGCGTGATCAAAAAGAGAATGTAAAAGTTCTGACTTTAAAGAAAGAGTCCTTGATGGATAAAGTTGATATGCAGAAAAACTTTATCGAAGAACTTGAGAATCGTGGAAAGCAAAATATTAAAGATAAAGAAAACCACATCGAAAAACTCCTTCACGAAGAAATGGAGTTGATGCGTTCTAATGGAATTATTGAAGAGGATATCTTTTCTCTTACCAAAGAGATTGAGGGTCTTGATACTGCAAAAGCAAAACTTCGTAAGCTTGGAGATCTGAAAGGTAAGATTTCTAACAAAGTATCAACGATTACTAAGGAACATAAATTTTTCACAGAGAATACGGTTTGTCCTACCTGTGGACAGGGTATAGAAGAAGACCTAAGAATAAATAGAATTACCGACGCTCAAAATAAAGCAAAGGAGTTGCAATCCGGTTATAAAGAACTGGAGGATGCGATTAATAAGGAAGAAGAGCGAGAGCGTCAATTTTTACTCTTAAGCAAGGAGATTACTTCCCTAACGCATGGCATTTCTAAAAACAATACTAAAGTCTCTGGATGTCAACGACAAATCAGAGATTTGGAATCGGAAATTCAAAGAACTACCGATCAACTTGCAAATAGAAATATTGAAGATGAGAAGTTAGAATCCTTTAAAGACAATTTAAGAATAACATACGACGAACTCGCTCAACGTAAGGACACGATCAACTACTACGATTTTTCGTATAGTCTACTAAAAGACGGTGGAGTTAAATCCAAAATCATTAAGAAGTATCTACCGCTGATAAATCAGCAAGTAAATCGTTATCTTCAGATGATGGATTTCTACATCAACTTCACACTTGATGAGGAATTTAACGAAACCGTCCAGTCCCCAATTCACGAGGATTTCTCATATGCTTCTTTCAGCGAGGGAGAGAAGATGAGAATTGACCTGGCCCTACTCTTCACCTGGCGTGAGGTGGCACGGATGAAGAACTCTGTCAATACTAATCTGTTGATTATGGATGAAGTATTTGATAGTTCATTGGATGGTTTCGGCACGGATGAGTTTATGAAGATTATTCGTTTCGTTATCAAAGATGCTAATATCTTTGTTATATCTCACAAAACAGATTTGCATGATAAGTTTGAGAATGTCATAAGGTTTGAAAAAGTTAAAGGTTTTTCGCATATGGCATCCGGTCTGTAAAGCAAAGTAAAATGTAACGCCAACTTCATTAAGTTAGCAAACGCTGACTAAATACTAGTAGAATTGAGAGGAATGAATGACCTGAACCCCTTACATGATGAAAATGCTACACGGAGAACACCATGCATAATCTTTTATCACTTAATCAACTGGCAGGATGGAAGCAAAGTGTTTTAAGACTTGAGAAAACTCTAGATCGGACTGTAGAAGAGGCCGATGTAATTAACGATTATTATGAATGCTTGATCGAATGTGATGAATCACAAGCAACTTGTAAAAAAATTTGTAGGTCTATTTTAGAAGATTAGAAAACCAAAAGCAAAAGGACACCTGGAGAACTGTCACCTAGTACCCCGGCCGCAAGGTCGGGGTTTGGTATTATAGGGACATACAAGAGAAATCCAATGGCAGTCAAGCACGAAATCAAATCCCAACTTGCTAAACTCCTTGCTACTGAAGACTTGATTGTAGAGCACAAGCAAGTGCAGACTGCCTGCTTTAACGTCCACACTCGTGTATTGACGTTGCCTATGTGGGAGAGGGCAAGCAACACCGTCTATGACCTGTTGGTGGGTCATGAAGTCGGTCACGCACTCTTTACTCCAGATGAAGATTGGTTGGAAAAGGTTGCAGTTCCCCCACAGTTTGTGAACGTGGTTGAGGATGCTAGAATTGAAAAATTGATGAAGCGTAAGTATGCTGGACTTGCAAAGACATTCTTTAACGGATACAAAGAGCTCAATGACGAGGACTTCTTTTCTATTTCTGATAGCGATGTCTCTACTTTTAACCTTGCTGACCGTGCAAATCTACACTTTAAGGTCGGTAATTTTGTAGATATATCTTTCACCGAAGAGGAAATGGCAATCATTCGGATGATCGAAGGTTGCGATGATTTTGATGATGCTTTGTTGGCAGCAGAGGTTCTGTATAAGTATTGTAAAAAGGAACAAGATAAGCAGCAAGATAAAGTCCCTGATATGCCCATTCCTCCAAATGAGATGGGTGGAGATTCTGAACAACCTGCAAACGAATTGGTAGAGCAACCTCAAGATTCTTCTGGAGAGAGTGAGGGTTCTGGTAACGAAAATCCTGATCAACAGGATATCACTGGAGATGAACCTGCTAGTGCTCCTCTCACTGAGGAACCTGAAGTTCAGACTGCTGATGCTCTGCAGGAAAATCTGCAAGACCTTGTGAACGAGGACAGTCAAGAGAACATCTATGTTGAGATCCCTCAAGTTGATCTGAAGCATATCATCGGCAAGAACGAAGATATTCATGAAGAGATTGATAATTGGTTCACTCATCAACAAAATCAATTTAGTCATCCTCTCTTTTCGCGAGTGGATGAAGAGTATGTTACTTTTAAACGTAATGCTCAGAAAGAGGTCAATTATTTGGTGAAGGAGTTTGAGTGTCGTAAGGCAGCAGATTCCTATGCCCGTGCCACCACCTCGCGTACTGGTGTTTTGGATTGTTCCAAACTTCACACTTACAAGTATAATGAAGATCTATTCAGAAAAGTAACCACTCTTGCTGACGGTAAGAACCATGGTCTGATCTTTGTCCTTGACTGGAGTGGTTCTATGAGCCGTGTGATGCTTGACACGATCAAACAACTTTACAACCTGATGTGGTTCTGTAAGAAAGTTTCTATTCCTTTTGAGGTCTATGCTTTCTCAAACGAGTGGAAGAAACCTGAAATCAATTATGATACTGGGGAGTTTATTAAGTCAGAACATTGTCAGTATGCATATACGCCAAAGGAAAATCTCCTTGTCGTCAGTGAGCAGTTCTCTTTGATGAACCTTCTTACCAGTAAAACAAATGCAAAGCAGTTGGAGCGTCAGATGATTAACATCTGGCGAATTGCAAAGTCATTTGCAGATTTTTATCATAGTGCATACTCTGTTCCAACTCGTCTAGGTTTGTCTGGTACTCCTCTGAATGAAGCATTTGTATGTCTCCATCAAATTCTGCCTCAGTTCCAACGTGAAAATAAATTGCAGAAGGTTCAGTGTATTGTTCTGACTGATGGTGAGGCAAATCATCTTGCCCGACATTGTGAGGTGAAACGTCATTGGGAGAATGAACCTTACATGGGAGCACGTCAGATGGTTGGTGGTGTTACTTTCCTTCGAGACAGGAAGACTGGCAACACATATCAAGTTCCTTATGGCTGGAATGGTTTCACTGATCTGATGCTCCGCAATCTTCGTGATAACTTCCCCACTGTCAACTTCATTGGTATTCGTGTTCTTGAAAGTCGTGATTGTAGTGCTTTTATGAAAATGTATTATGATCAATACTCTGATGAGTTTCGTAAGATCCAGAGCGAGTGGAAGAAACTTCGTAGTTTCACTATCAAGAACTCTGGATATCACGCATACTTTGGTCTTTCTGCAGCATCACTTTCTCAGGATGCTGAGTTTGAGGTTGATGAGGGTGCAACTAAAGCAAAGATCAAGTCTGCATTCATTAAGTCTCTTAAGACTAAGAAACTAAATAAGAAAGTTCTTGGCGAATTTATTTCTCTAGTCGCATGACCGAATACAAAGATAACTGGAAAGAGATTGCTAAAGCATCGGAGAAGGATCCTAAAGTTTTAGATATTCTTGAGAATGGTCCTAGATCTCTCACTCAGTCATGGTTGCTCCAGGCAATGAGATACAAGTATGGACGATCTGGAAAGTGAACACTGGGGTCTTCGGACCCCTTCTTTATGCCCTATAATAACTTCAGTTAAACAAAAGACATGGCACTCTCACCTGAGTACATCTGCACTTCACTCCAAGCACTTTACGGTTCAGAGTTTACCGCCGCTGATGTTCGTGCATGGTGCGTGATGAATGATTCAAACTATCAAACTGTCACCAACAAACTGAAGGATTACAAAGTCGGTCGTGGTAAGTGGAACCTTGAAGTTACAACGGAGACTGTAGAAGAACTGGAAGTGACCTATAATGGACCTGCAGCACTTCCTGCAGTACAACAAAACCTTATCCCTCGTAAAGATGATTCCTTCGTCCAGTTTGGCAACTTCGGTGATATTAAAAAAATTATTAAGTCCCGTGTATTTTATCCGACGTTCATTACGGGACTGTCTGGTAACGGTAAAACGTTCTCGATTGAGCAAGCGTGTGCTCAACTTGGTCGGGAACTCATCCGAGTCAACATCACGGTAGAAACTGATGAAGATGATCTCATTGGTGGATTCCGTCTTATCAATGGTGAAACCGTTTGGCACAATGGTCCGGTCATCGAAGCCTTGGAGCGCGGTGCGGTTCTACTGCTTGACGAGATTGACTTGGCTTCCAACAAAATTCTTTGCCTTCAGTCAGTCCTCGAAGGAAAGGGAGTTTTTCTGAAAAAGATTGGACGCTTTGTCAATCCTTCTGAAGGTTTTCAAGTCTTCGCTACTGCTAACACCAAGGGTAAAGGTTCTGATGACGGACGTTTCATCGGCACCAATGTGCTCAACGAAGCATTCCTTGAGCGTTTCCCTGTGACTTTTGAGCAAGAGTATCCTTCTACTTCCATTGAACAGAAGA